GGCTGATCATTATATGCGTAGTTTATCATATCGATAAATATTGTTATGGCATTCACATCTAATAGAAACTTAACTGTTGACAACAGTACCCAAGTCACGTTACGAGATTGGCAACACGCGGCCAAGATGTTTAATGTTGACCAATTTAGACTGGCACCCAAGCAGAATTTCCTGTTTCATGTGTCGTTTGGTATAAATGTTTCTGCTCTTAAAAACGCTAACATAGTACAGCGTTACGGCAATGAAATTAACATGTTAGTCAAAGCCGTTAGCTTACCTAGCTTTACTGTGCAAACAGAAATTTTAAATCAATATAATAGAAAAAAAGTAGTGCAGTATCAACACAAACCCGGCGAAGTTGATATCAAATTTCACGACGACAACATGGGGTTAATCAATCAACTGTGGCAAAATTATTACAGTTACTACTATGCAGACAGCACCAGCGCAAAGTCTGGCGGTGCTTATAGTAGGAACGCAACTCGCAGTAGCAATTTTATTACAACACCTTACGGCCTAGACAACAACAGCGTAGCACCATTTTTTAATTATATAAAAGTTTATCAAATGGCTCGACACGAATATGTTTGTTACCAACTGATCAATCCGTTAATTACCAGTTGGAATCATAACAAATTGGATTACTCTGACAGCAAGACTCATGAATTTGATATGAAGTTGTTGTACGAAGCTGTCAACTACAGTGTTGGACAAGTGGAAGCAGGCACTCCGGAAGGATTTGGCGTCGAGCACTACGACCTTATGGCTAGTCAGTTGGTAGGAGTTAATCCAGATCCTACTCTCATCAGTCCTAGCTTTGTACAGGCACTAGACATTGAAACTATTGCACCTGGAATTCTTAACAATGCTATTAATACTGTTAACGGTTACCAGAACACTAAAAGTCCGCAAACACAAACAGGTAATCCTAATTTATCAACGACTACTACACAACAAACAACAGGCGGAGTCAATGGTGTAGCATTTCCAACACCAGCTCCAACTAATGCAATTGTAGCTAAATCAGTTCAGGTATAAAATATGCAAAGTAACTTACCGTTAGATCAATTAAACAACGCAATAACTGTTAAAGAATTCTTTGACAATTATTTTGTACAACCTGTGAGTTTTCCAGCAGGAGAAATAGATGCGTCAGTTGGATTCTTTGTCAAGCGAGGATTCGACCAGTCCAGTGCAAAAAGCACAGCCATTGTGTTGTTAAATCAAGCAAGAGTTGAAAATGTTAGTGTGTTTAAATTAATAGACTCTTTGAAATCTTTAACAGATGTACAGCTAAGTCAAGTAGTGGCTCAGGTATTAAACGGCTACCGAGAAAAAACCAGCTTGTTGGGTTATAGGATTACGCCCGTAGTTAATAATTACGAATCTCGTAACATTTTAGTATAAAATGGCTAAATTTGCTCGTGGTAAATTCACAATGCGCCATCCTGAAAAATATGTTGGGACCAAAGTTCCAACATACAGAAGCAGTTGGGAGTGGAGTTTTATGAACTTTTGCGACAACAACCCAGCAATACAAAAGTGGGCCAGCGAAGCAATACAAATTCCTTACAAAGATCCGTTAACTAACCGACAAACCGTGTATGTACCTGATTTTTTCATCCAATACTTGGACAAAAAGAATAGACTGTTAGTAGAGCTGATTGAAATTAAACCAGCTAGTCAGACCATACTAGAACGTGTGGGCAAAAACAAATACAATCAATCACAGTATGTTAAGAATCAAGCCAAGTGGAGTGCGGCCAACATGTGGTGCAAGCAACAGGGCATAAAATTTAGAATTCTTAACGAAAATGATATATTCAGCCAGACATAGGCATAAGTATCTGTATGACTAAAAAACTTGAAGAAATACTCAACTTGCCCGAAAGCAAGAAAATTGTCAAGGACGAAGAAAAGAAAGCTATCAAAGCAGAGATTGCTCAGCCGTTCCTGAGAGACATGTCTGAATTTGATAAAATTGCATCCGCACTACCTGCGGTCAAAGGCTTGGGCGATATAGCAGATGGCGAACTGGATGCACTGGCACAAAAAGCTACTGATGCATATGACGACATTATGGATCTTGGTATGAACGTAGAAGCACGTTACAGTGCTAGAATGTTTGAAGTTGCGGCAAGTATGCTGGGCCATGCTATCAGTGCTAAATCAGCAAAACTTGATAAAAAGTTAAAAATGGTTGAATTACAGCTGAAAAAGCACAAATTAGACCAAGACGCAAACTCAGCTGACGAGGGTGTAACGTTACAAGGTGACGGAGTTATTATCACAGACCGTAATAGTCTAATAGAAAAACTCCGCAATATGAAATAAATACACTACTAGGATCATAATATGAAATCATTCAAAGAATACTTAACTGAAAGCAAAAAAGTTTACGAATTCAAAGTAAAAATTGCTGGAGACTGCCCTAAAGATTGTACAGAAAAAATCAAGTTGGCATTGTCACAATATCAGTTGGAATCATGCAGTGGCGGCAAACGCACACCAATACAAGAACGTCAAGTGGACTTTCCCGAACATGCCAATGTTAATGTAACAGTATTTGAAGTGTGTACTTGTTACCCAGCAACCAGCTTGCAAATTAAAAATTCCATTGCTGAAACATTAAGAATGTCGGGTGCATTGATCAAAGTTAGAAATGCCATGGAAGAAAGAGAACTGGCCATTAACAATGCTAATGCTGTTAAGAGTGGTAAAAGTGTTCTAGAAGCAGATTACGAAAAAGAAGACAATCAAAAATTAGTGGGCGACAAGCACACTATGAGTTTGTTAAAAGAATTAGGAAAAAGCAAAAGTGTTGGAGAACAGAAAAAAGGAATAAATGATACCATTCTTGCTAAGTCTGTACCAACTGAAAAGTTAAAAGATAACCCAGCAAAACAAAATAACACAAGTGCGGTTGGAAGCAGGAAAGTAAAATTACCAACAGCCAAAGGACTATGATATGAATTTTGAACAATTAATGCAAAAAATGAAAGCCATCGACGAAGGACAATCACTACCGATCGCACCAACTAAAGATGACCAACCAGGTGTTGACGAATGTGGAATGATGCCTATGCCTTCGATGCCGCCCAAGCAACAAGACAATGTTGACATGAATGTAACAATGCATGGCACAGGCCCTGGTGGCATCAAGGATCTAATGCAAATTCTTCGAAACATTGAATCTGGTGATAATTCAGATCCACACTCACACAGTGTTGACGCATTGTTTGGTGGACCAAAGCTAGGTGGAGAGTTGGACATTGTGGTCGACGACGGTTATGAAAATTCTCCAGAAGGTGCAAGCGGTCCAGAAGTGTTTGGCATTGATGCAGTGACCCAAACAGGTGATGACATGCACAGCAAAGGTGAAGAGCGTCCAAAAGTCAATGGTGGCGGCAATCCAATGCAAGAAGCACTGGTATCTCGCTTGGCACAAATGTACGACGAGATTAAAGAAGCCAAAGAAGATAAATTTAACCCGCTAAAGCACGTTAAGAATCCTACCAAAGGTGAGAAAGATGCTGCCAAAGATGTTAAACGTGGAAGCTATGCTGATCGTGCGGCAATGTTAAAGTCAGCAGAAGCAGATGGCAGATTAAAAGAAACAGGCGAAAAGAAAACAATGAGTCGTGCGGCAAAAGGTCATGAAAAATACGGTAAAGAAGGCATGGCAGCATTGGCCAAAGCTGGAAAAGAAGGCAAAGACTTAGACAAAGTCAGAGACAAGTATAACAAATACGATTGATTCGTCGCAGTTAGCACATTGTTTAACCGTGCCAAATAGACTCTCCGGAGTCTATTTTTTTGATTAAATAAACATATGGCAAAATCACTAGACGGCGTCTTAACCAAGAAGGCGCACACCAAAGAAAGATTTACGGAACAGCAAGTACAAGACTTGTTGCTGTGTGCTGACCCTCAAAAAGGTTATTTGCATTTTGCCAAGAACTTTTTTCATATACAACATCCTGTTAGAGGAAAATTGTTATTTGAACCTTACGAATATCAAGAACGATTATTAGAAAGTTATCACGATTTTCGATTCAACATCAACATGCTACCACGTCAAAGTGGCAAGACAACATGTGCATCAGCGTACTTGCTGTGGTATGCAATGTTTCATCCAGATCAAACTATTCTAGTGGCCGCACACAAATACACAGGCTCGCAAGAAATTATGCAACGTATCCGTTATGGATATGAACTATGCGATGACAGCATACGTTGCGGAGTGGTAAGTTATAACAAAGGGAGTATAGATTTTGATAACGGCTCAAGAATTGTATCAGCTACTACTACTGGCAACACCGGTCGTGGTATGTCCATATCCTTACTATATTGTGATGAGTTTGCTTTCGTACAGCCAAATATCGCCACTGAGTTTTGGACTTCAATATCCCCGACACTAGCAACTGGTGGACGTGCGATTATCACATCAACGCCCAACAGTGACGAAGATGAATTTGCTATCATCTGGAAGGAAAGTCAAAATCAGTTTGACGAGTATGGTGATGAACGCAATGACGGATTGGGACTCAACGGATTTCACGGATTCCGTGCAGAGTGGCATGAGCATCCAGATCGAGATGACGAATGGAAACGAGTTGAGATGGGTCGTATCGGCGAAGAACGTTTTCGTCGTGAATACGGTTGCGAATTTTTGGTGTATGATGAAACACTGATCAACAGTCTTAAACTGGCAGAACTGGTAGGCAAAGAACCCATAGAAAAAATGGGTCAAGTGCGCTGGTACAAAAAGCCAACTCCTGGAAATGTGTACATTGCCGCAATGGATCCCAGTTTAGGCACAGGCGGCGACTATGGTGCTATTGAAGTATTTGAAGTTCCTAGTTTTATACAAGTAGCAGAATGGCAACACAACGTCACTCCTATTCAAGGACAAGTTAAGATATTTAGAGACATTTTAAAACACATTCAAGATGAACTGGGCGATGACAGTATCAATCAAATTTACTGGAGTGTGGAAAATAACACTGTGGGAGAAAGTGCTCTAGTTGTTATTGACAACTTGGGAGAAGAAACTTTTCCTGGATTGTTTTTAAGCGAACCGTTACGCAAAGGACATGTTAAAAAGTTCCGTAAAGGGTTTAATACCACGTTTGGTAATAAAATTTCTGCATGTTCTAAAGTAAAGTTCATGATTGAAGAAGGAAAAATGACGCTGAACAGCCGTAGTTTAATCAGTGAACTGAAGACTTATATTGCGGCTGGCACAAGTTTCAAAGCAAAAGTAGGCGAACACGATGACTTGGTATCTGCGCTATTGCTAATTATTCGTATGAGTACGCTACTGGCAGAATGGGATCCAGCGGTGTTTGAACACATAAAAGTCACCAGCGATTGGGAAACTGATGAGAATTGGGAACCACCCTTGCCTATATTCATATCGTCGGGTATAGGATAAATACAACATGAACACAAATTTAGATAAAATTGCTCTTGATTTATACGGAAAAATATCAACACGATTCTCCAACATCAAAATTGGTGATGAAAATGCTGAAGTATTGAGCAAGAAGTCAGACATTCCTAAAGCACGATTTTTTGAATTTGACTACGTAGAACACGATGACAAACTGGGATCTGTATCTATTACACTGGATGAAGATGACGGTGTTATTGTGCAAGTCAGCGGCGAGTTAGCTGACAGTAATCACACCGGTGCTTTTAAATTTATACGCAGTTTTAGACAATTTGCTAAAGATAGATTATTAAATTTCGATGTACAGAATACCGGAAAGGACAATCTAGACAAACGAGATTATCAATTTAAAGCAAAACCCAAGGAACAACCGATGGAACCTATTATGGAAAATAAACTTTTTGGTACAGCTAGAATAAGCTACCAAGATTTAGGCGAAGCTAAGATTATCATCAAACATACTCAACCTGTTAACACAGAATTAGCCGCTGGACGAACAATGCACATTGAAAGCATCTATGTTGAAAATGCACAAGGTGAACGTTTTAGATATCCATTCAAACATCTTGGTGGCGCTCGCGCACTGGCAGAACATTTGAAACACGGTGGCATTCCTTATGATGCTATTGGCAAACACATTACTAGTCTAAGTGAAGAACTTGCTAATTTACGTAAATTTAAAAATTATGTGGGTCGCAATGAAGCATTATCAGAAGCAATGGGCGACATCACTGGCAGAGTATTTGAGCGTATTGAACAAATTAAAAAACAAGTACACGGCCTTGCACGTAAGCCATATTACGAACAGTTTGCAGAATCATTTACTGAAGCAGAAGATCAAATGATTCCAGAAGACATCATGAGTGACTGGATTGATCGCTTGACCATCCGTACATTCAATGAAGAATTAAAAACAGCATTTCCATACATATTCAAACTGGTAAGTGAAACAGATATTCCAGTTAAAGAATTATCAGCAGACGAGTTGTTGGCTGAACGTGTTTCACCAGAGTGGCTTGAAGTAAATCGCAAGGCCAAAGAATTATTAGCCAACGGCATGACTGTTGACCAAGTTGCTAAACAACTAGGTGTTCAAGGCCCCAACAACGGCATGGCAGGATCAATGGGCGGACTATGGGGCGCCATTAACAAGGCCGCTCAAGAAGTTCAACAATCAAAACCAACTTTTGAATCTCCAGAAGATCAATTTGAATCATTCATGGACGGCATTATGAATGAAGACGAAGATGACACGCTATTCAGTCCTGACAAACAAGTGCAACAACGAGCAATTGACAAGTTAAATGATTTATTGGACACTGAATTGCAAGGTGGTCCAGATGCAGTTAATGCCATTGGCAGTTTAAAAGGCATCATAGATGATCCAGAATTTTTACAAAGTTTAGATGACATAGATGCTGAGTTAGATATTCGTCCGTTGATTCAGCAGTATGTACAACAACGTGATCCAGAGGTAGCAATACGTCTTAAATTTGACGGAGAAGATCAAATAGGTGGACAAGACTTGCCTGAGCCACCAGCAGGCGCTGAAGCTCCTCCACCAGAAGCCGCACCGGCACCAGCGGCTCCACAAGCACCAGCACCCGAAGCACCACCAGTAGCAGAAGGTCATGAAGAGGATCCTCCGTTTGATGGTCCTTACACACGTAACAAGGGCACTGTGACAGATAAAAGTGGTGCAAGGCACACTGGACGTAGTCAAGCAAGGCACTTGGCACGTCAGGGATTAATCAAAGCAATTCACACTGCCAAGGATCACGGCGCAAAGTTAGACACCACTTTGGACTTTGGTCATAAAACAATGACACTGCATGATTGCATTGAAGAGTGTGGAATGAGTCCAACAGACTTTGGGTTTGATACTGATAATAATGCCAGTGGTACACACGAAATGTTAAAAAGTGTTGCAGGTTTTTGGAACTCAGAAGAAAAGAATTTCACCATTGGTGGCACACGTGCCAAGACCAAAGTTGTCAAAGACTTTAAAAATGGCGAGTTCAAAAACGCCAGCGAAGATGATTTGGCCAAAGTTTTAAAACTGATTGATAAAATGGATCCCAGCGGTAATGAGCACAATCAGATCATGCGTTTGTCAGGAGTCAGTCAAACTATTGACGAAGATCCAACAGGTGATCATTTTGCCAGTATCATGCAACAGTTCCAAAAAGGAAATCCTAACGTGAACATTGACCAGTTGTTCAGTCAGTGGAAACAACAAAACCCAGGCGCAAAAGTTTCGCAATCTAACACTAGCTCAGGCAATATTGATGGTAAATCCGCTAGTTATGACGATGCTGTGAACAAGATCAAAGGCATGAAATTTAACATAGGTGGTCAGGACTTTGATCCTAGCGACCCAGATGCAATGCAAGGACAACTCAAAAATACCATGGGCGGTATAATGAAAGGTATGCACGATAAAATGCCTAATCAAAATATACAAGCACCTGGTGTACAAATGAATCCACGTGACATGATGAAGGACATCATGGGAAAAATTAACTTTGGAAATTAATATGAAAAAACAAATCAACGAACAACAACTACGAGCACTAACAGCTCGTTTGAATGAGAGAACTAGCAATGTTGACGAAGGCATATGGGACGACATGAAAGCTGGTTACCAAAAATATGCACCCACATGGGCAGGCGGCACACCAGCAAAACCTGCTGGAGCACAAGCCACTAAGCCTCCTGCTAAGCCAGCGGCACCTGCGGCAGCACCGAAAGTTGCATACGACAAGACCATGCCGGCCGCAACTGTTCAAGAATTACAAACAAAATTAAATGCCAAAGATCCTACATTAAAATTAACAGTTGACGGCAAGTTAGGGCCAGCAACCAAAGCGGCAATGGCCAAATATCCAGATGTAACTACTGATCCCAATGCTCCACAGAATCAACCTGCGGCACCTGCGGCACCTGCTCAAAGCCCAGAACAATTGGCAGCGGCACAAACTGCCAACGGAGTTGATCCAGCAACTGGACAAAATGTATCAATAACAAACCCAGATGGTAGCACTACTAATCCAGAAACTGGCGTAGTTACTCCAGCGGCAACAGCGGCCGCAGACCCAACACAACCTGCTAATCCAATGGCTGGTGCCCAAGCTACAAAGCCAGCACCAGCGCCCGCACCGGAAACATCAATGAGTACCGATGATGAAGCTGGCGCTCAAGCGTTTGATCCAACATGGGGAGGTACAAAAGCCGCTCCAGACACTAGAACAACTGCTCAAAAAATTCTACCAAACTTTTTAGGTGGTCAATCTGCACCAGTTGCGGCAAATCAAAATGCCACATGGAACAACGCACAGCAAGCGGCAGTGAGCAACAAACCGGCGGCAGCGGCGGCACCAGCACCGGCGACAGCGGCACCGCAGAAAAAGTTTGGCGGATACGGGCAAGCAACTGCTGAATCGGTTGGCTTCCAAAATGATGAATTGAACAGAATTATCAGTTTGGTACACCATAGATAATCGAGTAAACTAGTCACATTTTAAGCAAGATTTCTCTTGCTTTACTAAATAAAAGTGCGTACAATAACATGTATGCACTTTTTGTTTTGCAGGGTGTAAAACAAATATAGGCACATAAAGCAAACTAAGGCTATTAATAGGAGAACAATTATGGCATCTTTAGCAGAAATCAGAGCAAAGCTCAAGGCAGCAGAATCGAAAGGTTCAGACAACAATCGTTCAGGTGGAGACAAGTCAATTTATCCATTCTGGAATCTCAAAGAAGGCGGCGAGTCCACCCTTCGTTTTTTACCAGACGGTAATCAAGACAACACTTTTTTCTGGGTCGAACGTGCAATGATCAAATTGCCATTCGCTGGAATCAAAGGTGAATCCGAAAGCAAACCAGTAACAGTACAAGTTCCATGCGTAGAAATGTATGGCGATTCTTGCCCAATCTTGGCAGAAGTACGTGCTTGGTTTAAAGATCCAAGTCTGGAAGACATGGGTCGTAAGTACTGGAAAAAACGCAGTTACATTTTCCAAGGTTTCGTTGCAGAAGACGGACTTGGTGAAAAGACAGACGAGCAACCAGAAAATCCAATTCGTCGTTTCATTATTGGACCACAAATCTTTACATCAATTCGTGCGGCACTTGTTGATCCAGAATTGGAAGATTTGCCAACTGACTTTGTACATGGCTTAGACTATCGTATGAAGAAAGGTTCAAAAGGCGGCTATGCTGACTACTCAACATCAAGTTGGGCACGTCGTGAACGTCCGTTAAACGATGTTGAACAAGCGGCAATCAAACAACATGGCTTGTTTAATTTGTCAGATTTCTTGCCAAAGAAACCCGGCGAAGTTGAATTGAAAGTTATGAAAGAAATGTTTGAAGCATCAGTTGACGGCGAACCATATGACATGGAACGTTGGGGACAATATTTCAAACCAGCAGGAATGAGCCAGAACACTGGCGATCCAAACAAGTCTGCTCCTAAAGCGGCTCCTGTTCCACAAGCATCTCATGATGAAGACGACACACCTGCTCCGGCAGTTAAGTCAACACCTGCTCCAGCACCAAAAGCTGAAGCAAGTGCAGGTGGTGATTCACGTGCCCAAGACATCTTGGCAATGATTCGCAATCGTCAGAAGTAAGAATAAGGGGACTTCGGTCCCCTTAAATCATCATAGGAGAATTAACTTATGGCTACAAAAGCCTTCGATTTATCAAAATTTAGAAAAACCTTGACCAAGAGTATTGACGGTCTAGGAGTAGGATTTAACGATCCTACAGATTGGGTTAGTACAGGCAATTTTACGCTCAACTACCTAATCAGCGGTGATTTTAACAAAGGCATTCCTTTGGGTAAGGTCACTGTGTTTGCTGGAGAATCTGGTGCGGGTAAGAGTTTTATCTGTTCAGGAAATCTAGTACGTAACGCACAAGCACAGGGCATTTATGTTATTTTAATTGATACAGAAAATGCGCTGGATGAAAAATGGCTACATGCACTTGGTGTTGATACAGCCGAAGACAAACTTCTTAAGCTCAACATGGCAATGATTGATGATGTGGCAAAAACCATTCATGAATTCATGAAAGAGTACAAAGAAATGGCAGAGCGTCCCAAAGTCTTATTTGTCATAGACTCATTGGGTATGTTACTTACCCCTACTGACATTAACCAGTTTCAAGCTGGTGACATGAAGGGAGACATGGGCCGTAAACCTAAAGCACTTACTAGTTTGGTGCGTAACTGTGTTAATATGTTTGGTAGTTATAATGTAGGTATGGTTTGTACAAATCACACTTACGCAAGTCAGGATATGTTTGATCCAGACGATAAGATTAGCGGTGGACAGGGTTTTGTTTACGCAAGTAGTATCGTTGTTGCTATGAAAAAACTCAAACTTAAAGAGGATGAAGATGGCAATAAGGTATCAGATGTAATGGGTATTCGTGCTAGTTGTAAGATCATGAAGACTCGTTACAGCAAACCTTTTGAAACTGTGCAAATTAAAATTCCATA